TACTTCACATTCCTCAGCACTCATCCATTTGGGCCAAGGGTTACCATTAAGGTCAACATACATTCCTGCTTGTTCAGCAAGTTCTTGAATTCGTTTGTGCATAATTAGTTTTAGATATCGCCCTTGAGTGTGTGCCACACCTTGGGATCGCAACCCAAGTAGATGTGGTACTTGATGTTGTTGCGCCAGCGTGTGAACTGATTGATTCGGCGTTCAATAAAGTTAAAAAAGCTATCACGGAACCAAAACGGATTAACGATAGCAACGAGTAGTGCTATAAACAGCGGCACAATCATCACTGCTACTGTAACGTAATGAAACGACATAGCGCGATAAAAGTTGCCACCATCGGGTGTGAGCGTAATTTCTTTGTTCATGTTAATCCATTAAGTCGTAAAGCCGATCAGTCCAGTATGAATCATACTCCTGACACTTGTCAGCTATTTTACCTACTTCGTCAGATTTAAGCAAGTATGTTCGAGCATTCTTGGCTGCTTGCAGTTGCTCAATAATCTTGTCAATCCCTTGATCCATTTTGTCATCTAGACTTGTGCGAAACAGTTTTCTCATATATTAACCCCAATCCTTTTTGTCACCAGTTGATTCGTTGTAGTCATAACCCATCATGTAGGCTTCGTATTCGGCTGTACCTGCAACCAACTCTACTTTGGGAGGATGATACGTGCCCAAGGGGTACATGTGAGGATTACGTGGGCGGCTGTAATAGCTGTCTGCACTACCACGATCAAATGCGCCACCATGGCGGGTAAACTTTTCTGCTATTGCGGCTGGATCTATTGCAATCATCTTTTCTCCTTATTGTTTAACACGAACGTCAGTATTCAAATTAGGCCGGTGTGCGCGAATCAAGTCACGTTCAAAATTGTGTGCTTCAGTCTTGCCGCGCAACACAGCCAGAACATTCACAGTGAAATCGCTAGTGCCACGTTCACGCATAGTTTCGTACAAGGCCCAGCTCTTGTCTTCGCTACGTGAGCGATACAGGTGCTTCATGCAACGAGTCATCACGCTCCGCTTCACAGTTGAAGCAGTCTTAGCAGTAACACCAATGTAGAAATCGCTACCGCTTGTGAGCATGTATACAATGTGAGTACGATCTGTACGTTTTTTACGGGCTACTGTTTTTGTGTTCATGTGTATATTATAACCGATCTTGCGTTTTTGGTCAACCAGTTTTCACATGAAAAGTAGTACTAAAAAGTACTACTTTTTGGGGCTAAAAAGTGTTGTTTTTATGCTACAGTATAAACGATCGGGGTATTTTGGTCAAGTAAATACCCCTATGGATTACTCGGTTTTTATTGATCAAACATTGACCAAATATAACATTCCCTTTCATGCAGAGTTCAGTGCATATTACACAAACTTTCATCCTGACCGTGGTTGGCCCGTAAAAATGCCCGACATTGAGCCAGGCAAATTTTTGGTCTTGCACTTGCCCGACTACATTACTTGGAAAGGTCGTCGCATACTTGAGCTGGAACAAATTGAACAACGTTATGGTGCTGACGCCAACCGAGTGATTGTACACTATTGGAATCATGGCCTGAGCCGATACTACGCAGGGCCACTCAACATTATTGAGTTTAGCAATCACAATCATGGTACTGCAAACAGCCTGCGAGACATTTATCCCGAGTGGAAAGATATTCTAAATCCTCGACGCACAAGATGGCAATGTTTGAACGGTCGCTATTGTCAACATCGCAGACGTGCGGTGGATGTTCTACAGCACTGGCCTCATGGTGTTCTAAGTTATGGTACAGAAATACCACTACCGGACTGGGGGTATGATCACTACATGGGTTGTAACAATCAAGAAAACTTTTTAAAATTAAAGTGGGTTTATGAGTCAGCGGCAATCAACATTGTGACTGAAACCATGTATGATGATGCTCCGGGTATTGTGACTGAAAAAACACAAATGGCTTTTGCCGCAGAACAAATACCCATTGTGATTGGCCACCAAGGTATTGTACAAGACTGTCGTGAACTGGGCTTTGATATGTTTGATGATTTGGTAGATACCAGTTACGATATGTTGCCCAATGATATACGAGTAGAAGAAGCCCTGCGCAGAAATCAAGACCTTATCTTGGGTCGCGTTGACCTTGAACCTTATCGTGCTAGACTACAGCGTAATAGAGTATTCTTGCTTGACGAGTTTCCTGAACGTTGCCGATACAATTATGACCGTCAAGTTGCGGCCCTGGCCATGCGTCTAGGTACGATTTAAATATCTCAAAAACTTTTCAAGATCGCCGTACAAGGAATACGTTGTGGCTTCCTTGCTACCAAACAATAATAGTTTGGGCTTCTTGCCAAGAAAGATGTAGTAAGGACAGGTGAGCTTGCGATCAAATGTTAGCAGTTGGCCTGGCAATGCAGGCATACTAGCAGGAATATCAAACTCGTAGTGTGCAATTTCTAACTGACTAAAAACAAAAAAGCCCTCGGCAGTTAAGCGTAAGCCTGCATGTTCGTCGGGATTTTTCCACCACTCTTGTAGTGCTTGATCTAATGTGGGATTGATCTCCCACTTGAGCTGATCTAATATCTGTTGAGTTAGAGAGATCTTATTGAACATTGGGGTACACTTGCGCCCCTTGCGTCAAGAGCACAACTGTGAATTTGTCGGTCTTGAACTGTGTGTTGAGTTTCTTGGCCAGGTTCTTGGCATGCCCTGGATTTGAAAAGCTGACCTTTTTGTACTTGGGGCCAGGATATTGAGTCAGTAGATTTGACGTCTTGAGGTTGATGGGTTTGGAATCGTAGAACACCGCCCACACACCTTCTGAAGCCAGTACTTGCTCAGTCTTGTATGTTTGTTTGTCAGTGTGCTCAACCAGCACTAATGGCTTGGGTCTACTCATCGTTATCTCCGTAGTTTATTTATCTCAAAAACTACGTGCTTTTGAAACTCCCACCCACAAGTTCAATCTCAACAACTTCTTCTTTGGCGGCTGGAATTCCACGCAAGATTTCCAAGGTCAGCAACAATTTGGTAATGTCACTGTGTAAATCCTTGGCATCTCGCAAGGTCATTGTTAAATCGCGTTGATTGCGACTCTCTGCGGCTTTGATAGCGTCAACAAATCGATTTATATGCAAGCTCATTTTGTTTGCAAGTATGGATCATTTTTGTGAAGATGTGGTTTCAAGTCCGGTGCTGTCCAGCCCACAGGCTTGAGTACCTTGCCATCTTCGCGCTTGCGAACTTTGCCAGTTTCTCGATCAATCTTGGCAAAGTTAGTGCGCATGACTTCTTTCCAGCCACCTTCAGCGTCCATGCCTGCTGAGTGGATGGCACCAATTGTCACAACAAGAATATCCAGCAAGGCATCTAAGATTTCTTCATCGTTGTTGTCAACTAGAGCTTGTTTGAGTTCTTTGTGTTCTTCTTCAATCAAGGAACAGTACATGTCAAACTGTGTGCCATTGAACTTTTCAACCGACTGGTCGCAGGCCCGCATGAATTTTTCTTGATCACGAAACGGATTGGTCATTTGCTTCTTCTTTGGTATGGAAAGGACCTGCATACTTGTAGCGTTGCAAGGTAATGAGCTTGGGGTGCTGTATAGTCTTCCAAGTTCGATGTTGTTTAACACTATACCAACCTGCCGCATACCAGCTCTTGCTTTTGTTGTCACGAGTGAACAATGGTAACTTTAACTGTACATTCCACAAGGGATTGTACACTTGTCCAGTAACTTCAAAGCCATGAACAATGTTGGCCGGTACTGGGTGAGATTCTACTAAAGGTTCAAACTCAATATTGGCCGCTTGACGGGCCATTTTGATAGTTTTGTATTGTGCTACGCTATCGTTAATTCGTATGGTGCAGTTACCATTCTCGGCTACTTCAAGTTGACCAACCTTGCGGTTATCCTGCTTGAGTATCCAAAACTGGTTCTCTACTACGGGTTTGGCTAATATCATCTAGTACTCCTTTATATGTTTCGTTGAGCCAACGACTAACTTGATCTGCATTGTCACTAAGTTTGGTCAGCTCGTATTTGCCACAGAACTTTAGAAAGTGTGCGCCTACCATGCCTACATCCTTGTGTGAAATTTGTTCATGGATGCAAGAATCCACTGTGGCTTTGATATCTGCAGGTTGTGCTGTAAGATCAACCAAGGTACAATTACGCTCGTAGTCATCCAACACACGATGTTCTTCACCATTGTGGTCAGTCCAACGTTGCAACATTAGATTGTTCCACGAGTAGCCTTTTTTGTCTCGATCCCCATAGGCTTCCTCGAGACCAACTTTATTCTTTGTGCCTTTAGTACGTACTCCCGGATATGCAGAAAAGACATTGTCGGATGTGTCTCCACGCATACACTTCTCAAATAACAGCCAGGATGGATCCGGAATCGTTTTTGGCTGTTTAGTTTTCTTATCATTGACACGGTTACCTTTAGCATCAAATATGCCCTCCAGAGTAAGTAGTTCATCTGAGATACCATTGTACTGCGTGACATTGGCGGCCAATAACTGTACAAAGTCAGTGTCTGAGCTTACGATTGTGTGTTCATCTTGGGGGTGTAATGCAATCCAACGTGCTATGATATCATCTGCTTCAGCAGTGGCACAACGGATAACGCTACAATTTGTTTTTGCAGACAAGTATTTAGTCAGCTCATCATACGTTTCCCAGAACAGCTTGTCCTCTTCTGCTTCTGTTTCAGTCATTGCACCACGTGCTACTGCTCGGTTTGCTTTGTAAGGCTTGTAAAAATCCTTGCGCCA